TCTCTTACTAAAGCATGAGTGGGTTTACACTTAACATTTAATCCAGCATTTTGCAATATAGTTAAATCAGTTCTTCCACCAGCAGAAGTTCGTCTTTGTCTTGAAGCTGGGTCAGGGTAAACAATCATCTTTTGTTTTGGGTATCTAGTAAGTAATTCATTAATAAATTCATCTGTATTAGAACTGTAAATAACAATCTCATCAAATATTTCTACAATGTTATTCTTCACATGGAATAAACAAGCTGACATTGGGTCAATGTTAAAGTCTAATCCTATATGTATAACTGCATCTTTATCGTATTTAGATTCCTTAACATTATCTTGTCTGTCAAAGTTATAATAAACAACTCCTGAATAAGTTTCAAAACTTGCAAGATATTCTTGTCTAAATGTACGTTCATCTAAATCATTCATGGCTTGTCTGATTTCTTCTGCATCAACTTGACCACCATCTAATGTTGTAAACTTAAATGATTTCCACTCAGGGTCAGAACCTAATCCNTTTTGGTAGATGTCATAAGACCAGTTACCANANCCTCTAGGTGTTCCTATAAATAATACATTACCAGTAACGTGCTTATCTGAGATTGTTGGTCGCAATACTTCTGTCCAAGCTTCAACTGGTATATCTGCATACTCATCAAGTAATAGAAAATCTAATCCTACTCCTCTTAAATTGTCTGGTGATTTATCTGCACCTTTTAAACTTATCTGGCTACCATTCCTAAGCACTAAAGATAGTTCTGTTTCGTGTGCGTATTTAATCCACTTCTTTTCTGTTACTAATTTCTTTAATTGTTTCCACATAATTTCCTTACTCATTCTGTAAGTAGGTGCTACATAGAATATTTTTGAGTTGGGTTTTCTACTTGCAAATCTAAGTAGTTCATACATTGCTAAGTGAGTCTTACCGAATCTTCTGCCAGTAATTAAAACTCTAAATCTATTTGGACAAGTATAGACATCTAATTGTGGTTTACTAAATGCCATTAATAGTTCCTCTTTGTATTAGTTTAGTAATAACTTCTTCTTCAAATTTAACATCATGGTTATAACCTTTTGAAGTTCCAATATGATTTACTTCTTCCATTGTATATCTGTTCTTAGTTTTAAAGAAATCAAATCCAGTAATAGTTAGTTTGCATTGACAGCAATTAAGCAACCAATAGATTGAAACAAAACCAGTAGTTGGGTTTAGGTAGTTATATAGTTTAGTCATCAAGTTATATTCTTGTGTATTCCAAAACCAAGTATTCTTTTTAANTTCTTCTGGCATACGATTAACTCTAGTGCCATCATTGTTAAAGTTTAATCTTACTATTCTTTGTATTCGTGGAATCACTTTAAGCATCTTATGTCCTTCAGTAACAAGGTTGTTAATCCAAACATCACAAGGTTCATCTTGTACTCCAAGATTCATTCTAACTATTGAGTTGTATTTAGTATAATCAATACCCCCCAGCTTTTCTCCGTTGCCAATTAATAATACGTTTTTCCCTTTGAAGTATGCGATTGCATCAAACATTTTTAATTACTGCTGTGTTAGGAGTTAAGTGTTCAAACATTTCAATCGTATATGGTTTATGAAGTAAAGCAAAAGAACTAACTTTATCAGCATCATGCACCACTACTGTATCTGTATGTTTTAATATATGGTTTAAATGTTTTATTCTGTCTTTTATTAATTGTTCGTGATCTAAAAAACACATTCCGAATCCTTGTGTTAATGGTATTTCTTTTTCAAAATCTATTTGTATTTGTTGATAATGTTCGCCAATTAAATAATCAAATCTTCTAGCCCAATTAATCTCCTGAACAAATCCTATAAGTTTAACTCCTTTTGATTTGGCTATCTCAACTAATATTGGTGTAGAGTAATATCCACAACCAGTCTCCATTATATCTAAGTTTGATTTAAGTGCTTCTCTTGTNAGTATCTGTTGGTGTGTTGCATAATCATCAATGATTTGTTTTTCTTCCACCATATATCTATCAATATTTGTTATTGTGTCATTATCATTTGTTAAAAAAGAATCAACTTTAGATAGTTTGTGTTCTTTAAATGTATTCCAAATGCTAGTTCCTACAATTACTGCTTGTTGGAAGCCATCATAAATTAAACAGTCTATNTGTGTGTAACCTTTATCAATAGCTGTCTTTAATCTTTTNTTGCCNAATATGCAGATCAGATAATCACAAGCATATAATATTATTGGATTAAATAAATTGTTAATATCAGGTAAAGTATTTAATCTTTTTCTAGCAAGATTATCTTTAAGATATAAGTTGTCTCGTTCTGATCTAACTTTTAAACTTAGCCAATTATGCTTATCAAACTGATTGGAGTATTTGATGTATTTAATTGGTACTGAGACTATGTTCTTATTTCTGTTTTGACATAAGAATCTTTTTTCTAATGATTTCTTTTCCATCATCTCCTGTCCAATGAATAGTTTTAACATTATCATTTGGCTTGGNTAATCTTAACCAATGATATTCGTTTGGTATTCTGTTTATTTTAAACTCATGTGCTACTTTGTTAAATGCTTCTTGATCTGATCGTTCTTGTCTCATCTCGCATCTATCAAACCATTTCTTCAAAACTTGTTTATCTTTAATGCCAACTATTCCAGTTTGCCATCTATCAGTTCTAACAGCATGGTCTTTTGACATTAAGTAGTCATCTGTAAGCATATCAAATAAATCAGATATATCTTCTTTAATTTCTATGTCGCAATCTAACCAAATAATTTTATCTGCTGGTACTTTTTCTATTGCCTTAGGTTTATAGAACCAAGTTCTGTCATCAGTAGCAACCATAATTTCGTTGGGGTATTTTTTTAACATTCCAAAGTTAGCTATGTATAATGGAATCTTAATATGCTTATGATAACCTTCTAAGAACCAATCTAAGATCTCCACATAATCTTTATTAGAACCTGTTACAAAAGCTTTCATAGTTGAATCTTAACTGTGTTTGAATAAATGTTAAACCAGTCTGATGAATAATCACAGTCTTGGTACTTCTCAAAGTAACAACCACCATCTGTAAAGTGTATGTTCTTAGCATCTTGATTGTGTGGATATTCGCCAACTAACCAATTCCATTCTAAAGGTATGCCACCAACCTTATCAGTCCATTTGAATTGATGAAGTTCTAATCCTGATGCAGTATTAACATATTCTTTTGTAAGCTGTTTACACTTAGCTGTATTCATTAACATTAAACTAGACCAGTTCTTCTTCTCATAAACTGTTTGTATTTGATTAAGGAACTTAGATGATTGTTTAGGTATGTAGTCGTGCTGACAAACCATAACAGCATAATCATCATTTCTTAAATCCCATAGTTCTTTGATGTCAGCTTTGAATAACATATCGCAGTCTAAGAATAATGCCCAACCATCATAGTTCATAAGGTAAGGAACTATAAATCTACTAAATGAAAACTCAGTAGATGATAAACTATTTCTTTGTCTATTAAATGAATCTGTAATATTTGGTAAGTAGATCGGAGTAAATGATACTGGTACTGAACTATGTCTTAGTATGCTTTCAGTTAATATATGATAAGCAATCTTTTCTTTACTATCATAACCAATAAACACATTAAGCATTTAGTTTACTGACTTAAATGAGTTCTCCAAATCTTCTTCTAACTTTTTAATTATTAGGTTTAGTCTTTGTATTTCTTCATGGTCAAAATCAGATTGTTTCATTAAATCATAAATTCTAACTTCAAGATCATGGCTTCCTCGCATTTTTCTATCTAGCATTTTTGGTTTTTTCCTTTCACACATACATTCTTTCACTTCTTTTTGTTCTGGTAAATTCTTAGGTATCTTCTGCCCAAAGCTATTGCTTCTTGTTTACTCCTGCCTTTATATCCCCATGCTTCTAAACTTAGTTTTAGTCTTGTCTTACGACCAACAGAATCAAACAACCTACCTTTGTTGCTTCCCATTCTAACTAAGAATGAACCTTTGCGTCTNTATTCAGTTAATGTATCTGGTCTTGTTTTNACNGGTGGTCTTAGATTGCTTCCAGTAGCCCTATTGTATCTTGCTCTACCAGATGCAGATAATCCACCCTTCTTGCTTTTATCTGAACTTCTTAAACTAAACTTTTTCATTACTTAACCTTTTTAGTATTTACTATTATTGGTGCTTTGGGTCTTTTGATTGTCATGCCATGTCTTTTCATTAAAGAAACTATAACGCAGTTATGACAGCTTCTTAATTCTAATTCTAATTTTGTAGCCATGTTCTTTCCGCAGAATATACACTTGGTGCTATTTATCATTTTTAACTTCCTTATATTCTATTTCTTTTGGTTCTTCGTTTTCTATGATGTCATAGATTGGCAAAGGAATATTGTCGTCTGTGTTTTGTATCTTGTCGGTTTGTCCAAGATAAACTTTCCCTAGCCACATAGCCATAATACTGGAATTAAGTTTAGTAGCAATATCAAACTGGGTTTTTCTAATGTTCTGTTTTGCGTTAGCAACCCCTCGTTTAATTGCTTCTTTGGCTTTTGGATTTCTTTGTATGGTGTCGTGTGAGCAACCAATAATATCGCCTATTTCTTCAAGGGTACACATAATAGAAGCAAACTTTTCTATTTTATCTAAAACTTCTGGTGTAAACGCAAAAGTTGGTCTGCCTATAGTTTTGTCTTTGTCTATTACTTGTATGTCCTTATCCATATTAACCGAGTATGTTCGTGTTTTGGACTATTATTCTTTTTTTAGTGATTTGTAAAGGAAGTCTAATAAATCTTGATTTTGATAAAGTATATTACAAAGACCAGAAGCTAATACAGAACAAGCTATTTCTTCATCTTTGGCTTTTAAATCTACATAATAAAAATCTAATAGAGCATGGAATAACTCGTGTAATGTTGTGTCAATAGTTTCTGCATTGTCTAAGGTTTTATCTAGAATAATTGTTTTATTTTTATAATTGTATTCTCCGTAAATGTTTTTTTTGTTAGCTTGTTTTTTGTTTATGAATTTTACTTTAATTGTTTTGCTACCAAAGACAATTTTTGTAGGAAGATTCATTTTGTTTATCTGAATCTTGATACTATCTTAGCTATCTTCTTAGGTTGTTTAGAGAACTGTTGCCCTTTTTTCTTTGCTATTCTTTTGGCACGAGTTGTTTGTGCATATTGAGATGGTGATAAAGCTTTAATTGCTTTTGCTGGTAAATATCTTTCGCCAGTCTTAGATGATGGTTTACCAGACTTAGTTCTCCAGTCTTGCCTTGTCCAGTTCATTAAGTCTCTTTGAGATTTCTTAATCATCTATAACCACCACCTCTTGCTTTATAAGCTTTTGCTAGTAGCTGTGCTTTNCTTGCTGACCATTGANNTCTTGCACCNCCTTTAGTCCCAGCTTTTATTGAATAGAACAGTCTCTTACGCATAGTTGGCTTGGTGTAGTTACCAGCTAAATTAACTGTGCTTTTTTTTCTCATTTTTTTTTCTTAGNGTTCTTTTTTTGTTTTGCTTTATACGATCTTTTTCTTTGTACTGTTGTTAAAACNGAAAGACTTGTNGAAGTAACTTCGTTTGCCATTACTTCTTTTTGCCTTTTTTGTTTGTCATTTTCTTTGGGGCTTTTTTCATTGTATGTTTTGGCATTATATTTTTCCTTTGTATTTGATTAGAATTTCTTTAACATGATTTGTGTATGAAATGCTAGTAGAAAAGCTATCTAATTTTTCAACTAATTTCATTGGGTCTTTTGTCTTATTTCTTAGATTTCTAAATTCAGAATAATGATGGTTATTATTAATGATTTTAAGATAATCAGCTACACTTTTGCATTTTGTACTATATGTTTTTATTCTCCAATTTATTGATGGGTCTTGTTTTAATGGCAATATGCCTTCACGACTCCAGACCCTTATGCCAAACAGATTGTTCCCAAGTTCTGCAAAACGAGATGTGCCAAAATTACTCTCAACAATAGATTGAGCAATTATAAGACTTGTTGGAACGTGCTGTTCTTTTGGCAAATCAATATTAATATAATTTATACACTTAGTTATACTGGCTATGTATTTGTCGCTGGAACTTGTGTCTATCTTAGGTTCGTAGAATGAACCTATTGCTTTAATGTGTTTTATTGTTTCTTGCCTGATCTTCTCCTTGACGAGTTGATTAGGAAAAAATGTTCCTACAAAAAATACAGAAAATAGGAATAGAACTATAATTACATAGTCATAGACTTTCCCACTTAATAATTTGATATTCATTATTTTTAAGGTTGTGATAACCTTCCAGCTTTACAGCTTATCTAATTGGATTATTCTTCGTCAGAATCT